AAACAATATTCGCAATATAAAAAATGTACGTGGAAAATCCATAGGATGGGACTTTGAACAATTACCTTACACCGTAAAAGAAGGTTGCACAACTTACATAGGAGCAGCGCCAGCGAGTGGAAAAACTGAAATTTGGTTCGAATTCTTAATTAATTTAAGTTGTTTACACGGTTGGAAACATGTAATTTTTTCACCTGAAACAGGAAGCGCAGCCGAAGTTTATTCAGAACTTTGTCATAAATATATCGGGAAACCGTACACAATAGGAGAATTTTCGATGAGTCAAGGCGAACAAATAACGGCTGAAATGTTTGTTAACGATCACTTTATTGTCGTGGATCCAATAGACGAAGATTTAACACTTGAAAATTTTTACAAATTAGTCGATGAGATTGAAAAAACGCACGAAATAACAATTAACACGACTACGGTTGATCCGTGGAATGAGTTAACCGAGGAATATATACAAGCGGATTTAGGACGCGAAGACAAATATTTGAGTAGAATATTAGGAATGGCTCGAAAAAACGCACGTAAAAGCAAAAGACACAATTGTATTATTAACCATGTTCGAGATCAGGCACCAATAACACAAAATGAACAAACATTTTATCCGATGCCAACGGCTCGCGACTTTGCAGGAGGGCAGGTTTGGTTTCGTAAAGGATTGACTGTTTTAATAATGTGGCGACCTCCTGCGGGTTTAATCGATCGAGATGGAAATATCTACGCAGAAAACGAAGTACATTTAAAAGTTGCTAAAAGTAAACCAAAGGGCGTATCAAAAAATGGAACTTATAAATTATATTTGGACGTTGAAAAATATCAATATTACATGAAAGATATTTACGGGAATAAAATTTATGGGCAAAGAAATAAAGAGGTGAAAATTTCTAACCAATTTCCAACTAAAATAAAGTTCGAAAATATACCTGAATTAATGTCAACGAGTGAAAAAATAAGAATAGCAAACGAGAATAAATTACCATTTTGAAATGAAAACAGTAAACTCACTTAGCGGTGGAAAAACGTCAAGCTATATTGCGGTAAATTATCCTGCGGATTACAATGTTTTTGCATTGGTTCGAACAGACGATCAAAAATGTTTATTTCCAGATCCAAAAATACGGCAAATTGTTTCGGATAAAATAGGTACTGAATTTATTGGAACGCTCGAGGACGATTTAATAATTTACACAATGCTCGATTTAGAACAGTTTATCGGAAAAAAAATTGATTGGATTACAGGCGAATCTTTTGATAAAATAATAAAAAAAGCCGGTGGTTATTTGCCAAATATAATGACGCGTTATTGCACTTCAAAAATGAAAGTCGAACCGATTGCGCAGTGGTGTTTTGAAAATATGGAATTGCCTGTAAAAATGCGAATTGGATTTAGGGCAAACGAAATTTCACGGGCAAATAGAATGATTGAAAAACAAGTTAACGGATTAGAAAATTTTAAATTTAAGGTCGGACAAAAAAACAACCGAAATAAATGGGCCGAATTACCGTATCGATCTGTTGAATTTCCATTGATAAAAGATATTATTTTCAAAGATACTGTCGAGGAATTTTGGAAAAATAAACCGGTTCGATTTGCTTACATGAATAATTGTATCGGTTGCTTTCATCGTAACGAATTGCTTTTAAAATTAATGAGTGAAAAATATAACGAAAAATTTGATTGGTTTATTTCAAAAGAAAATGAAAATAATTGCACTTTTAAAAAAGGAATTACGTATCAAAAAATAAAAAATCATAAATTACAATTAGATTTATTCGATGCCGATTTTGGCGATTGCGATAGTGGATATTGTGGACTTTAAAAAATAAAAATTATGTTAGAAATGTTAAAAAGAAAAGCGGGTTTAAATGTACTTTATTACAGATTAAAAAACTCGATTGAAGAGATTGAAGCAAAACACCCTGAAAGAAATGATTTATTGGATCCTATGCGCGAAAGTTTAAATGAGGTTGCGGAATCAATTCAGTACTTTACACACTGCGAGAATGTAACACGCGCCACGAATAGCAGAAACCACGATTTAGAGTTGGAAAATTTAAAGTTGAAACAGGAAAATAAAAGTTTGAATATTCATATCGGTAATTTATTAAATGGATTATGAAAATACTTAATTTATACGCTTGTTTAGGCGGTAACAGATACAAATGGAACGAAGTAAACGGAGATATTGAAGTTACAGCGGTTGAATTAGACCCCGAAGCGGCACGTTTATACAAAGAACGTTTTCCAAATGATACAGTAATAATAGCTGATGCGCACCAATATCTTTTGGACCATTACAAAGAGTTTGATTTTATTTGGAGTTCGCCACCGTGTCCAAGTCATTCAAGAGTAAAGTTTAGCCAAAAAAATAGAGAAAATACAAAGCCGTATTATTCAGATATGAAACTTTATGAAGAAATACTTTTTTTAGATAATTTTTTTGACGGTAAATATTGTGTTGAAAATGTAATTCCTTATTACGAACCATTAATTACAGCACAAAAAAGAGGTCGTCATTTATATTGGACAAACTTTAATTTACCTTCTATATTAAGCGAAAGGGATAAAATAAGTGGTTTAATAGCAAAAGATGATTATGAAGCTATTAGAAAATTATGTGAGTTTCACGATTATGATTTTTTTAAATATAAAGGTGAACAAAGAAGGTCAAAAATGGCGCGTAACTTAGTAGATTATGAAGCGGGAAAAACAATACTTGAAACAGCTTTAAATATATTTAGAAAATCGGACATTAAACAAACTTCAATATTTGATGAACTATGAAAACACGAAAATGTAAGTATTGTAAAAACAGTTTCGAACCGATTGCATTTTTACAAAAAAATTGTTTTGATCCTGGTTGTGTAATGGATTGGATTCAGGAAACAAAAGAAAAAAATTGGAAACGAAAAAAAGCAAAGTTAAAAGCGGATTTAATGACGGTCCAGGATTATATAAAATTAGCGCAGCAGGTTTTTAATAAATTTATTCGACTTCGCGACGCGGGGCAAAATTGTATTTCATGCAATAAACCAGCATTAAAGGAAAACGCGGGACATTTTTACAACGCGAATAACCATTGGAACGTTCGTTTTAACGAGGACAACGTACATTTACAATGTGAATATTGCAATACTTATTTACACGGCAATTTAATAGAATATCGCGAAAATTTAATTACTAAAATTGGATTTTACAAATTTTCTATTTTAAAACATGAATCCGATAAAACACGCAAATTTTCAATTGATGAATTAAAAGAAATTATCAGTGTTTACAAGGCAAAAGTAAAAAGTTTTGAAAATAATTAAAAAATATAGTTGTTATATTAATAATTTAGTTTAAATTTGAAAACAATTAAAAACAAAAGGTTATGAAAGCAAAGAAATTCGATTTAAAAGCAACTGATTCTGAATTCACGAAAGTAAAAATTACAGGATCTGAAAGCGCTGAAAAATTTATACGGCAATTTTACGGTGACGATTTAGAAATATTCGAAAGTTTTTTTATTTTACTTTTGAATAGGGCAAACGAAACTATTGGATATGCTAAAATTTCACAGGGCGGAATCGTTGGAACGGTAGTAGATAAAAAAATACTATTGAAGTACGTAGTTGAAAGCCTCGCAAGTGGAATAATTTTAGCGCATAACCACCCAAGCGGAAACGCAAACCCAAGCCAAGCGGATTTAAACATAACTAAGGATTTACAACAGCTTTGTAATTTAGTGGATTCAACTGTTTTAGATCACGTTATTTTAACGGCTGATTCTTTTTATTCATTTGCTGATAACGGGAAATTATGATAACAACTTTTGAAAATTACACGCATGAATTAACCGACCAAGAAATGGAAATTTTACCGATTGTAATTCATGGATTTAGGGCGTATAAAAAAAATAATCCGATCAAAGCGGAATTAATAGTAAAGCGCATGAATCAATTTTTAACGGATCGCGGGTATAAAATAAGATTAACCGGTCCACGATTACGAAAGTTGGTTAATTATATTCGTTCAAATAGCTTATTACCGTTAATTGCGACCTCACAAGGCTACTTTACAACTGATTGCAGTATAACTATTGAAAACCAAATTAAAAGCCTTTACGAGCGTGCAAATTCAATAGAGCGATGCGCTAACGGATTAAAAGAATTTTTGTAATATTTTTTTAAAAATTAGGTTTATATTAAAAATTTAGATTATATTTGTAAACAATTAATAATTATAGTAATGAAAGCAACAGTAAAAACAAAAAATCCATACACGTTTCCAACGTTTACGGTAATGATCGGAAAAGAAGTAATTAAGGCTTTTTATTCCAAAAAAGAAGCAATTGAATTTAGAAACAATTTAAACGAAAGCAAATGATTAATTTATTTAAAAATTTAGCAGCATTCCAACAGGAAATTAAAGTGATTCACAAAGGATCTACAGGTTACGCAAATCAATACAAATTTGCGGATTTACCTAAAATCTTTGAGGCCATCAATCCATTAATGCAAAAACACGGATTAGGATTCGCGCAAATGATTAACAGCCACGAAGGGCAAAATTATTTAGTTACGATTGTATTCCATTGCGAAAGCGGTGAAAAACTTGAAAGTTCAACTTTAAT